ATGAATACACTTACTCAAACAATGATTGCTAATCTTGAATCAGTTGAATTTCTTAGCAAAACTCAAGCTGCTGAACTCGCACAACAAGCATTCAAAGATTACAGTAAACGCAGCAAAGCAGCAAAATCTGTAATGCAGGCGGTTTATGATATGGCTCTTGCAGGCGGTTGCCCAAATGCTGTTTTTAATCGTGTTGAATCGCTTGTTGCACACTACTCTAAATAATAATCAAAGGCTCAGAAATGAGCCTTCTTTTTTTTGGAATTTTAAGATGATTAATCAAATTGAACTTTTAGAAAAATTGGGAATTGCCGCTTTTGGTAATTCATGGAAAGCATCACTTGCAGATGCTTTACCTGTTGCACGGCCAACAATCACAGATTGGCTGTCTGGCAAAAAGCCTATTCCTGTTGGTGTTTGGTCAGATATACAAAAGATTTTAGAAAGTCGTTTGATGGGTATGCAAGGCGCACTTATTGAGATTAAAGAAAAGCGTCATTTAATTATTGTTCGAGAAATGCAGCGTAAAGGGAAAGCTATAATTAATGATGCGTTTTCAGACTTTTTATATGCAATGTCCGATGATGAAATTATGGGGCTTAAATCAGCATACAAGCAAGAATTTTTCAAACTTTCTAAAGATTATCCAAGTGATGTATTTGCGGATTTATTGAGCATAAAAGATGCTATAGATTTCAATTATTGCATTCGCGATCTAAACGGTAACTTAGATTTAACTTTAGCTGAAGATTGTGCACTATCGTATTTCAACAATATGAAAACTGCCAAGACTTTTAATCTTGATGAAAATTTCATGATAGAACGATCTAAAGAGATTCTTGAAAGTCATTAGCCCTCATTCGAGGGCCTTCACTAGCGCCCCATGTCGCGCTTTACACTCGTTGTATTTCGCAACAGTATCAACAGACCAGAGCAACACAGCTTTACCCTGCCCTGATTCCAATTCATTGAGATCCGGACAAGGTTGTTTTAGATTCGCTGGAATGTCCTGCTTTAATAAGACTGTTGAGCTCTGACAGCCCATCAGAATCAAAACAGCTATTGAAATACACAGGACGTTCAACGATCTTTTGCACTGTACGTGTAACACTTTCGACTTTTGCTTGTCGCTCTGATTTGAGTTGTTCATAGTCTGCGCTCGCTTGATTTGCTTTAGCATTTGCTTCATTCAATGCTTTGTACTGTGCTTGCTCGATTGCTTGTATGCGTTGCTGACATTTCGCTTCAGCATCTTTTAGCTTTCCAGTTTTGACATTTAGTAGCATCAATGTAATGAGCAATAAAAAGGCGAGAGCTACAATGATGCATTCTCGCCAGTATTTTGTTGCTAAGTAGAGATAAGTCATTACACCACCACTCGATTGCTGATCCAGCCGTAAAAAAATTGCTCTTGAGTGGGGTTACGCTCAGCTATTTCAATGTAGCGCTGACCCTGCAAGATGTTAAGAATTCTAACAAGGACTTTCTCGCCTTCTTTGCCACGTTTTACTAAATAAACTTTAAGAGCATTTAATGTGACTGGTCCATAAATACCATCTACTGTGAGATCAGACCAACCACCCTTCCCTTGATTATTCAGCAGATTCAAAGCGCGTTGTAAAAGTGGTTTTGCAAATCCTGTTCCGCAATTTACACCCGTATCTAAAAGTTCTTCAGCAATAGTGGATGAAATAGAATTGACCTGGTCAAAGCATGGCGCAGTCCAGTATTGTTTTTTATAAATAGCTTTGGCCAGATCCAATGGTAAATCTTTCATATTTCCCTTGAATCCGTTTGCTCTGGCAACAGATTCAGTAATGCCATATTTTGTTGGACCGCCGCGATCCGCCGGATTATTTACATAGCCGCCTTCACGGTCGATGAGTTCTTTTAAATATTGATCAATATTCATTTTCACTTTACTCCAGACATTAAAAAACCCACATAAGTGGGCATGGAAATCAAAAACAGATTATTTAAATATGGCTCTAAATGTTTCTCGTATTTCGAGTACGATTTCTGAAAGTGTTTTACCCTTGAGCAATTGAATTGATTGGTATGCAATACCAATGCATAACATGCCAAAAATTGCAAAGATCAACATGACGAAACCTTGAGCCATATGTGAATAAACCCCAAGCTTGTAATATTCAATAAATGCAGACCCACCATAAAGACTAATGGCAACACTAAAGACAAATTTCATAATTACACCAGGTGTAATTTTGATACGTCCTTCCGAATCAATATCACCAGACAAGGTTAAGGCAAATACAGCCCCTATAACTGCCGCCATGATTTTGAAAAGCCAAGGCAAGCTTTTTAAAGAAATTGGATCATGCATAATGTTTTTATCCATAGGTTTTTCCTTTTTCAAGGCAATAAAAAAGCACCCGAAGGTGCTACAAAACTGGAACTAAATTTTTATACGGATGACTTGCATGAAGAAGATCAGCCAAGCCATATTTATGAGCAGCATAACCAAAGCACTTATCTATGTCTGATGTTAAGACCAATTTATCCAGTAAAAAATACGAAGCGATATCTATACTCAGATTAGCACCAGATGCAGGATTATCTCCAACACCGTTTGGATAAGCTCCTATCGATAGTGGTCTATCAGATAGTGTTGTGCTTACATTTCCTGAAGTCACAAAAGAGTCCACAAAATCAACAAGCACACCGTTTATGTACGTTTCTAGTCGTCCTGTTGAAAAATCAATCTTCTGCATAAACATCATCCAACCGCTTGCTGATGGTATTGATCTAGATGATTCACTATTCGAATCAAGTCTTCTAGCATATATATCTAATGTTGATGAACTAACGCCAACAGTAAATCTAGACCCTCCATCATTGTTGGTTACAGCGGATAAAACCCCACCACTTGAATTATTATGTTTGAACACACCGAAAACAGCAGCGTGCTGTTTATTTGATAAAGATCCTCTTAAATCAGCAGTATTATTGAATAAAACATCGTTTACCCCATCAAATCGAATGGCTCTCTTGCCATTTAAAGAATCATCAACAACTAGCGGTTTATTGCTTTGATTTGATTGACCAAAGAAATAATTAGACGATCTTGATCCCCAAAGTGCTACAAACCCACTTTGACTAGTGACACTAGATTCATCATCCAAAAGGAATACGGGATTTATGTTCAGCGGCGACCATGCATTTCCGGCTAGTCTTTCAATTTCATTGCTAACCTTTTCAATGCCATTTTTTACAGAACCAACCCTTATATAATAAGTTTTACCCAATGCAATGTCTGTGTCAGAATATGTCCGCACATCACCGTCCAAAATAGCCTTATGCGTTGGTAAATTTAATGGATCAATCGGCGTTTCAGAACAATAATAACGCTGCTCATCAACAAAACCATCTAAATCCCAATTTAACTCTAAGCGATTAGTCATTTTTAAACTCAACTGTCAAGTTGTAAGGTGCTGAGAAGAATTGAGACAACTCAACAGTGTATTCAAATGGTTGTAAGCACTCATAATTATCTCGCACTGTTTTCAATGTGATTCTTATAAAGCGAGCATCTGCTTGCATTGTAGAAATTGGCATTGTGTAGCTTGTTGCACCTGTTACATTTGCATTCGATGTGGCTAACTCAATTTGATTTTCATCAAGTTGAGATAAAATTAAATGCGTCTGTGTATCAGACTCAATTCCAATACCATCACTAAAGAATCCAAGCGGTGCGCCACCTGTTTCTTGTAAACGATTGCGATCCACCCAGCGCACCACCAAATCTGTTTCGATTTCTTCAGGCCAATATTCACCATTGATTTTCACATTGGCTGGCGGATATGGACGAATTGCACGGCTCGATAGAGTCAAACTGTGTACATTCGCTTCAGTGAGTTCAAGTGCATCAGATCCGGTCAGTGTTAATGCCTTAAGTGAAACATTCTCTCCGCTTAAGTACTCTAAATCATCAATACCTGAATAATTGTCCCACCCAAAAACTTTTGAACCTGCATCATGCTTTTGCGGTACTGTGTCAAAACATCCACGCTTCACAGTGATCACATTTGTTAATGCGTCAAAACTAACAAAAGCCATGATTTCATCATTCACCTGAATTCGATGATTTGCTTCAAGCAGTTCAAACTCAGCAACATTCTCAAGTTTAAAACTCGAATCCATATAACCGATGTCATTTTTCAAAGAAGCATTAGGACAAAAATCTAAAGTCGTTCTTTCGTCGTAACCAGCACCTGCATCAACATATAAACTCGCATTGATATGTTGATTATTTGGACGAATTGCCGCCATTCCTGCATATCCGATGTCAGAATAATTGGAAAGTTTGGCATCAACTTCATCTTGACCGTATTGCTCCACAAGTTCGATATATGGCACTTCAAATACTATTGCAGTCGCATTTTTTGCAGTGCTATCGCCACTAGTGATCGGTGGAACATATTCAACAACACTTTGCATCGGACTGCTAAAAGAGTCCTCAATTGCTTCGACATAAACCGTGTTATTGACACCATCCCCTCGCTTAATTGTACGTATACGCATTACAGCTTCAGATAGCCCATAGCTATCATCAGACAACTTAAATGGCATACCTTCGTGCCAAGACTCTGAAAAACTTTCATCAACATCAAAAGACACTGATGCCAATGTACTTGAAAGTGTTTTTAGATCACGTAATGCAACACGACTCGCTAAGTCACTATTAGTAAATCCTTTGTAGTCTATAGATTGAGAAATCACGCCACCCTGCTGTGCGATACGTGCAATATCTTGCACTGTCACAGTCGAATCTTTACCACGCTCACGATCCCAATACGTCACAGTGACTGAATTAACACATTCAGCTAAAGTACGACGTTCAAAATCAAGATTGCGAATATTGCTTTCATCAAGCGAAATTAAATCTGCAACATCATAGTCATCACGAATTAAATAAAGCTTCCACTTATTAGTAACTCGATCTAAATATAATTGTGCATTAATATGCTCTTTGACATTGTCAACAAATTCATTGATTGACGTTGAATCAGTCCACTTAATTGACATCCCCATTTTTTCCGAATAGAGCATATCTGCAGCTTTTTTAAATGAAAAATCATCTATATTCGATTCCGAAACACCAATTCCCCAGACTGAATTTGTAAGACAATCACGGACGATGTGTGCTGGATTAATATCTCGATCAAGCCCATTCGCAGCATCAAATCGCATATATTGATAAAAGCCAAGACTTGATCCTTTAGCCATCGCATTATCAACTGGATCACAAATGCATGTCACTGTAGCTCCATTTTTTACACGTACTTTTATTCTTGCAAATCGTTCAGCATCTTCATACGGATCACTAGACATACCATGATTAAAATAATAAGTTTCGGCAGGCTCACTAATTTGAATCATATAGCGATTAAAGCTAGAACTGGCATAAGCACCACCTTTCCGAATCCAATCATATTCACCAACTTTTTCACCACCAATCACTTCTCTTGACTCTACGGATGCGGTAATTGCTAAATCAATATCAAATACAGTTTCGGGTGGAAAGTTTGGAGACTGAATTGTAAAACTCGATGTTCCAAAATCTCCAACTGGAATTTTGGAATCGCCAAATGCCCCATTTTTTCCTGTCATCTCCCAATTGAGTTGAGCAAAGTTATAGGCAGGATTATCAGATTGTGGTGGGGGCAAGATTTCAGCCTTTTCATCATACCACTGTAACTCACCGTCATGTCTTGTGTGAATTCGCTTAACACGCCATTTGGAATCAGGCATGTTAGGTGCTGTACCAATGTATACATTGTCAAAAACAACAGAACATACACCACGATATGCAGAAATTAGACCATTAAAACTACCTGAAATTTTGGCGCAAATTCTCTGCAAAGTGCTATTTTTTTGCTGATCTGCACGTCCAAATAAAAGCTCTACATTGCCCTGCACTCCGCCAGATTGTTCATCACCACCGAATAAGCTTGGCTTATTGATATAGACCGTTTTGTTTGTATTCTCTTCTGCCAAATAAGCATCTTTATCCTGAAATGAAATCTTTGTGATCGCGTCAATCGGGCCATGACATAAAACAAAATGACCACTGGCAAAGTACTTGTAGCCTATTGTCTGCTTTTTCTTTTTAGCCATCTTCTTTAGCCCTCATAATCACTTGCTGTGCCATCGCATCATGGCCAAATAGTTCCTCAAAACGCGCTATTGGCATTCCGTTATCAAAAAAATCTTGTATCTCAGCATTGGTTAAGCCGTGATTCAAAAAAAAGCGTCTTGCTTTGATCGTACACATGCTGCAAGCACGTATATGATGAACAAAAATAAAGCCCGCTTTGTGCGGGCTATTTTGTGATTCCATGACTCACCTATTTTTTGATTGCCTGTGGCGTACCGGCTAAAAATGCTGTGACGTTTGGTGCAACATCACATGTCCCAAAAATCACAGGAATTGAGCCACCTTCATCTGCTTGAGTGACATCAAGTTCACCAGGTGTCAATCTTGATTTTTGACCTTTACGCATCTGAATATATGAAAAGACAGCAACTGCAACCGCAACGACTGCAGCAATAATGGCAAACATTACACAATCCTCGTGGTCGTCGGGTTATCTTCTGGCATATACGCAAAGCCAAGAAAATTACCCGTGTTATTGAATCGATGACATGCTGTTAAAGATTTCATGCATCCAGGGTAAACCGTCACAAAAAATACTGATTCAGATGCTAAATCAAATGCAATCTGTGCATCTGCAGTATTCTGAATTGCAACATCAAGTGCTAACTGCTTTTGATCTATCAATGCTTGAGCATCAAGTAAATCCTGCTCATAAGTCGGACTCAACGGATCTAAAGCATCTCGATCTGCAATAGCTCGAGCCAAATCTGTTTCTGCAATCGCCTGCACATTCTGACTATTAATTAAAGCCTGCTTTGCAGTGTTATATGCCAACAATGCTGCATCAGTCGTCACTTGGTCGACAAGCGTGTCCAAACGACGAATCAATGTTACTGATTGCCCAGAACTCGACTCAATTGCTACATTTACACCGGTACTGCTCTGCAACATACCAAGTCTGAAATAATTATCTTCGACAGCTAAATCACGTAGTTGAACATTCAACTTATCTACCGATTTAACTGTTGTTTGAATACCCCATTGTGACTTATCCAGCTTACAGCCACTGCCGTAAAGATCATGACAACAGGTTCGTTGATATTTATAACGCGCACCGGCACGCCCCAAACTTGTATAGTCCGTTTCACATTTCAGTGTAATTTCCACACCGTCAGGCTTAACAGCAGTAACACGCCCTTGCCACAATGTTGAAATATTGCCAAATTGCAATTTACTTACTTTAACTAGAATGTTTTCTTCAAGCGCTGAACGAAGGCAGTCTTGAGCAAATTTACTATTGAGAGCGAATGTAATATCAATCGAATTTTTTTCTAAATCTGAACTTGAATCAATTGCCGATCTCGTTAATGTGATCGCCTCATAGATTATTTCGCCATCCTGAACAGACTTATCGCTTGACGTGTAATAAAACTTTGCATCTCCCCTGGTGAACTCATAAAGCTCACGACGAACAGCAGAGTTTGTTAGTGATTGAAAAAACTTAGCTATGCCCATCTCAAACCCCGATTTCTAATATTGGTACAGATACTTCAACCAGACCCGCACCCTGGTAATTTAGATCCACCGAATCAGCATCAAGACGATGCAAACCAAGATATGAAATCAACTCTATTGAGTCTGCATTTTTATTTAATGCTGGCGATACCGTGACTTGCACAGTACTTCCTGACACCAGGGCGGATGCTGTAATAACATGTGCTGTCCAAGCACCGTTGCTTTTAATCGCAATATGCTTGCGCTGATCTGCAAGCTGCTTATATTGATCAGATTCAATCAGGATCACTGATGAGACAAAGCCAGTACTTTTACAGTGCATATTGGCTTCATAAGTTGGTAACCAAAAAGGGCGATATTTCCCGCGTCTGCGGAATAGAAATTGCCGATATGCATACAACTGTTCTGGACCACGTAAAATGGTTCGATACTGTTTGCTATAGCGTGCAAAATCCCAATCCGTGCCTTGATAAATCACACCGACCTCATTATTGATAACACTTTGCTGTTGGGAGATAGTGGCTTCAAGACTGCTGCCATCAAGCATCAAGCAAAACTTATGTAAATCATTTTCAAGAAATTGATCGGGTATACTTTCAACAACTTCAGGCTCATCAATTACAATAAATGTAATAGATGACTGTGCATGCAGGTTGCTAATCTGTCGTGAAATATCCCCGTTGATAAAGCATACTCGCACTGGGTAAAGCTTGGCATTGTTGATATTGACAGGGTTGGTTAGAAGTAATCGATCAGTTTCAACTACTTTCACTTCAACTAAAACTTGCTCGCTATCGTTCTTTAACAGTGCAAGACAACCATCATAAAAAGAGAAAATATCAGTTCTACACAACACTGGCGTTTGCTCTACCTCTTGTTCATCAATTACAACCGTTTCAGAAATTACATTTCCAACGAATTGAGATTCCTGAAACAATGGCACCGCCCAGTTTTTACGAATACCACCCCATTGCACATTAAAGTTTTTAGCAATTTCTTCTTTAAGCACAAGAGAAGAAAAGCCCAGCGTTTGCCGGGCTTTATCTTTGAGTGGAGTTCTGACTTCTGTGCCATTTTTAGACTCAAACACATCGGTTTTAAAGCCTATGCTTTCTGTGGCACCGACAAGCGCTGGTGATGTGAGTAAAACCACATCACCGAAGTTCTGAGTGCTTATTTTCATCCAATTATCGCCTTAATCGAAGATCGATTATTTTTAATAAAGTTCATGAATGTTTTGGTGCCCGAAGAAGTTCCCATGAAATCGCCAACAATTGATGGATCTAAAATATTGTTGATTTGAAGGTTTTGTGGTGTAGATTGTTGTGAATTACTATTCGACTGAGCTTGGCTTAAATAGTTAGTCAGATCTTTGTTTTGGTTTGGATTCAACACTCGCTCACCGCCATCTAAAAGCCATGTACCTTCTTTTGGAATATTGTCTATACCGTTATGGGCCATGCCAGTAATACTAGGCGTAAATGCCTGCAAGGCGGCTTGTAGGACACCTGTTTGTGCTGTAGCCATTCCTACTGCGGGTAGGTTGTAGGGGAATGGTGCTGAAGCCCATGCTGCCGAAATTGCAGTATAGCCATTCATAATCACACTTGCCAAATTTGCACTTTTTTGAATTGCAACCATTGCAATATAAGCATCTGAGCTTTCCCCTGCATAACCTTTAATCAAATCCCCCATTGATCCAAAAACAGAACTCATAGCTGATAAATTGCTAGAGTAAAGTTGGGTATTTAACTCAATCTCCTTTTGATTGTAGTCTGTAGTTAATTCGGATTTGGCTTTAAGATACTGCTCGTGAGCTGCAAGCAATTGGGCGTTTTTTTGATCCTCATCATCAATCAAATTTATACTTGAAACTTGATTGCTATAAGCATCATTAAGACCACCAAGATCAGTTGAATATTGATTTTGCAAATTCCATTTAGCATATTCGTTTGGATAATTTCTTTGAAGCATTGATTGAACGGAGTACTGTCCAAATTGCATCACATTATCCGATGCTTGATTCATAGTTTTGAAAATATCCATATCCTTGGCTTGAAGCAACTTTTTGCGGTTTTCATCAAGCAGCTCACCATTTGCGAGAATTTCTTCACGTTCACGCTGATAACGCTTAACAACAAAATCAGTTTCATTCAGATATGCTTCAAATGCAGATTGAACTTGCTCATCTTGCTCCCGTCGAACAGCCGCAATTTCAAAATCACGTTTACGTTGCAATCCAGATATTTCCTTAGCCCGTTCCTGCTCGTTGATTTTTGTACTGGTTTTAGCTAGCTCAATTTGACGCGCATAATAGTCTTCAAGCTGTTTAACACGATCTGTTTCAAATGCAGTCAAATTTGCATAATCCTCTTCACGTTGTACTTTAAGCTGCGTGGATTGCTCTTTATATAAGGCACCTTCCTGAGCTAAACGTGATTTCAATTCAGCCGTTCCAGTATAAGCTTGAGTTATTTTCTCAATCCGATCTTGATGGTCTTTAGCAAGTTTTTCAGCGTCAGTATAATAATGAGCGTCAATCTCCTTGCGTTTATCATCCAGATCTTTCTGAGCTTGAGCCGCTAGTGTTTGTTGAGCCAAAATATCTGCCTGAGTTGGCATCAGAATTGAATTATCGATACTAGGCTTGCCGTTTACACCTGCAAACCATTTTTGAAAGCCTGGAACGTATCCCGCAACCTCATTGCGTTTACCTTGTGATAAACCACCTGCCAAATAATCCTGTAAGCCACCTGCACCCGCGTTATAAGCCATCAGTGCTTTTTCAAGCGATCCAAATGATTTAAGGTTCTTTTGTATATCCTGTGCGGCCGCTGTAGCCTGCGCCTCAACCGAACTATTAGAGTTGAGTCCATATTGTTTTCTAAAAATAGAGGTTGTTTGGAATAAACCTTTTGCGCCAGTAGGACTAATCGCATTTGCATTACCAGAAGATTCCTTTAAAACCAAAGCCGCCAAAGTACCAGCAGGCAACCCATATAGACCTTCAATCTGTGCAAAATTATTCGCTTTGGCAATTCCCTGAACTTTGGCAATAGCCGCAAGTTCGGATTTGTTAAAACTATAATTTTTAAGATTAAAGTTTTTCATGGTTGCATCAACAACAGCCTGCGGCAATCCAACTTTAAATGCATTTTCTCCATTGGCACTGGATTGAGCATCAGCTAAAGCATTGGCCTTATCAACGCCTAGACCACGTCCTACCAAGCTTTTTATATACAAATCACGTGAAGCATCTTTACTTAGTTGGGTAATATATTCACGTTGTTTTTGGGTTAAATTCATCCAAGCTTTGGCTGAATCATTAACAACTGTAATTTGATCTTTTTGCGACTGATTCACCGCATCCGTTGAAGTTTTTAAAGAATCAACAACATTCTTTTGCGCATCCATTTTAGCTTTTGCATCAGTAGCAGCATTAGAGTATTTGACCATATTGGCGTGATAAACATCTGTCACATCAGATAATGAGCCGATCCGATTTGCCAATTCTTCCGCACTAATTCCACCTTGTAAAAATTGTTGTCGCCATTCGCGGATTTTATCTGCCGATTCACCTTGTTTTAGTACCGTTTCAGCTAAACCACTCGCATATGCAGCAACTTGATTTTTTGCGGCCTCATAAGCCTCTGTATCTGCTTTTAAATCTTTCGCCGCATTGTAAGCAAAGGCACGCTGCTTGGCTTGACTTAAACTATTGTAATGCCCCACCAATTCACCAATAGATTTACCCTGCATGTCAAATGCGTCGGTAGCATCTTCGGTTTTTCGGGTCATTGCATAATAAGTTCCACCCGCAATAGCAACCTGAACACCTAAAGCGATCAAACCCAATGGCCCACCCACAAGGCTTAGCATTGCCCCACCTAACCCACGTGTCACCGTAGTTAAAGTGATGGTTTCTCCCGCCATACGTGCGAGTGCAACTTGATAACGTGTGTACTGAATTAAACTTGCAGCCGCTTGATAACCTGCAAGACCGAATGCAGCAGCCAAACGAACACCTACCACTGTTGCTAAAGCAGCAGCACCCGCCTCAACTTTGTCCCAGTTTTCAGCTATAGCTTCAATGACAGGAATAGCATCATTAATGAGTGTAGCCTGAAGCCCTTGCCATTGCAGATCAAGTAACTGTAAATTCATTTTGGCTTCAGTCAGGCTTTTCACCATGTCATCAGACATGATTGCGCCCGCATTTTTTGCAGCATCACCCCAGAATTTAAAACCTTGTCCATTTTTTTCTAACAATGGAATTAATAAAGAAGAATCTGAAATGATTGCTTCCATGTAGAATTTCATGTCATTTGTAGATGCGCCCGCTTTTTCTAACGAGTTGTAGAAAAGCTGGAGTGCTTCTGGGCCAGATAGCTTCTGAAACTGTTGAATCGTCACACCCACACGCGGGGCAATATTTGTGAAAAAGTCTGCGAGCGGGCCACCGCCTGTTTGTTGAAAGTCTCCAATACGATCCTGCATATCTTTCATTTTATCCGCAAAAGACTCTAATGAAATTCCCGCAGTTTCGGCACCCTTGGCGTAATATTGAAATTGACTAACAGATGCGTTGGCAAGCTTAGAGAATCTTTGAATATCATTACCCGCATTGATCACTTTTTCACTATACGCAACAACACTGGCAACTGATAATCCACCCAACACAACACCAAAACCTTTCACCGCAAGGCTTGCTAAATCAAATGATTCAGCTATTGCTTTAGTCGATTTTTGGGTTTGTCGTTCGGCTTTACTTAGAGGCTCGGTATAACCTGCAATTCTGGCAACAAGATCGAGTGTCAAGCGGCCTAATGATGCTGTTGCCATAATTTACTTTCCTTTGGGTAATAAAAAACCCCGACTAGCGGGGTTATTCAAAATAATTTAAATTTATGCATCAAATTAAAAAATATATAAAAACAACTAAGCTAAAAATTAATCCTAGAACCCAATATATGTAGTAATAGGTTTCAGCATCTTTTAATTCCATCTTCAACTTATCTTCAACAATCGAATCTATAACCCCTTGAGTACGATTTAATGTTTCCTTAGCTTCCCTAAACCTTAAAAACTGTTCGTTTTCAATAAGCCTTGCTAACTCTAATGAATCCTCACGCTCAACAATATCTCTGATAAACTTATTTAATTCTTCCTCTGCATAGCTAGCTGCCCGATCTAAAGTTAAATTTTCTTCCGAAATCATTTTTTCTATAAATAGCGTCTTAGCATCTAATATTTTTTGTATATTCAAAATATGAAATGGCTTTTCAACACTAACCCCAAAAATATTACCAATAATTTTTTTCATTATTAATCTCTAATTAATTCAAAAAACTCATTTTCACCAATCACAATAATATCTGCACCATCGCCAATTGCTTGCAATGCCTTTTCTTCTTTAGAACTTATTTGTTTTCCATTTAATTTTGATAAATCTTGAATACCCTTTACCAAAAAAGTAGTTTTTTTAGTTACACTATTTTTGACATTAAAACCCTTTTGAGAAGAGATAATACCTGCCTGAACTCTAGGTATTGATAATTCGCCTGTAAAACAAACAACCTCACCATACCATTTACCTTCAGGATTTCCACCATCAATAATCATATCTTTAGGACTTGGTAGATCAGATAATTTCCCTTTAGAGAATAATGAGCCAATGCTTTTATTTATTAAATTTTTAGCACCCAAAATATCAATATTATGATGAGACATTGCAGAAATTAAAACTCTTCCAGCAGCAATTGCATCACTTACTGCATCATGATGCTTATCCATCGAAATTTTATTCATAATACATACATTAGATAATCCATACCCTGAGAAAGCTATTTTCTCCCATGTACGCCTAGCAACCAATGATGCATCCAACCACTCACAATCAAATGTTAAATTATTCCGCCTAAGTGCGGACTGATCAAATGATGTATAAGTTACAACCGTTTTATTGGTAAAAAATTTTTCCAACCTATATTTTAATTGCTCAAGTGTTGGACTATTCTTTACTATTTCTTGTGTAATTCCATGAATTCTAGTATTCATAAAATCGAAATGGGTTTGAGGATTGACATAACTCCCCCAACTTTCTTTTAATTCACCATTTTCAAAAACAGCAACACCAATTTGACATATTGACTTAGGATCAGCATTAGCTGTCTCCACATCAAAGGCTATAAAATTCATAAAAACCCCATCAAAGTATGTTTTGATGAGGTTATAATATTTGAAAAATTAAATCTAGCTTAAAAAATCAAACTCGACCATGTAAAAATGCCATACCATCTTCATTGATCATGATGACTTCTTTGACATCCCCACACACAATATCATTCTGGATGTAAACGATATTCATCGATTTACCTTTATCCGTCAATTTAAGTATCGTTTTATGGCTTTCGATATAGGGTCTACGTTCCTCTAACACACATTGTTCAAACAGCACCTTGCGAATTTCGTTAGGTCGCACATTTAACTGCTGGGCAGCAGCATCAAGACTGATGGAACTTTGCGACATGCGATAATCATAACGATGGCATTTATACTGCATGGCTTGAATCTGACCGCGCAAAGTATCCACCAGATCATCATACTGCCTAAACTGCTGATGGTATTTTAGAACCAGTTTGTCATGCTGATCTTTCAAAACATAATTAGTCAAATCAACAGGTTTTACAGGTTTGGGCATAAAGTGCTTATACAGTACGTCGTAACACTCAAGCTGATATTTAATCAAAGTGTCTTTTATTTCTGGTTTAACTTTGTTGGCATCAACACCAAGCAACCATCCATTTAAAAATCCAAGCGGTAGACATACCACTTCACGATTTTTACCATCCTGAGCAACTATGTCCATAATGGACATGGTTGAGTTAAGAATATGATTTCTTTTGATTCTTTTAAACTGAGCTTCCCATTGTAACCCGATATTTTCACAAATCGGTTTCATAGCTACATAAGGTTGGCCATCTTGAAAATATATAGGTAGTTGCTGATTATTAAATTTTACGATTTTTGCTTTAGCATTCATTATGAATACTCCTTTGAGGTTGAAATATTCATCACCCTCTGAGGTCAAGCAGAAATGGTGACGAATTAGACAGGATTGACCTTACCAGCCTCAAAGCACACTGGCGCGCCGAAACGCTCCTGCCTAATCCGCCAAAACGGATAAGTTTTTGCAAGGCGCAAAAACCTACAGGCAAAATAAAACCGCATTAGCGGTAGCGCTCTGAGAATTTATTGGAGGTCAATCCAAATCACAGATTTTGCTGTGACTCAAATAGACTAATCCAAATTTTCAAAAAGCGCAAACTACCAAAAAGGTAACTTTAGGTAGTGTATTTGCCTGCGTGGTTGATTTATATGAATGTTTGGGGTGGTTTTGAACAGGCAAAACTACAATAACCCACCCGCCAACGCATCAAACAAATCAAGCTCTTCAACTTCTGGCTGATCCTCATGCGGCATCAATGCAAGAGCATCAATCCGATGTTGCTGCTTAACTTTACCGTTATGATAAAACGCCATCAAATTACCCATCGCCTGTTCAACACGACGTCCAACATTCAAGCTACCGCGCTTTAAACGGTATGCTCGCCACACCGACATTTCTGCCAGACTTATGTTTTGCTCGGCTTCTTCGATAGTTCTTCCACCAATTCCGTTGATGACGAGCTCACAGAGGAGTTCGTATCGCTCAAGTTCTTCGTCCGTGACTTTCCCATAAAATTATTCAAATCATCCGAGAGCTTATATAAAGCAGCAATAAAATTTGGATCAGAATCATATACATCATGAATTGACGCAAAAAATGGAGTACCTTTCACATCCAAACAAACACTTCCAACCAACTGCGAAGCTTGAAGCTGATCCGAATCCACGGACTTGATTTTGGAATTTTCGATATTGTCATAATCTAACTCCCAATCAAAAGCCTTGGCCGCATCACGACCAGCTTTAAAATTAAGCCGCTTAATGAATACTTGCCCATCAAGCTCAACAGGATCATCAATTTTAAGATCAAGATTGCCGGTCAACGCTTTGAGATCATCTAGATTATGTTCAGTGGCAATTACATTCCACTTTACAGTACGCTCAATTGGCGCACCCACTTTAGTGATATTTTTTGCCTTTTTAAAATCTACTTTAGCCATTTTCTTCTCGAAAAAAAGTAGCCCCATAAGGGGCTATAGGTTAAGGCGTGGTATCACGCAAAATAGTTGTAACTGAAGTGGTGCGAACCAGCGGAAATGCATAGGTCCAAACACTATCGGCTTCAATAGTTGGCGCTGCTTTATTTAAGTAACCTTTGAACGTCAGCCAATTTCGCGTTTCAGGTAAAGTCACCGTTCCGCTGGTCACAGTTGGCGGAGCATCATCACCTTTGGACCCAACAAACCATTCCAGCTCTTGCCCTGATTCAGCTAAAGATAATACTGTTGCATGTGAAGCATTTTCATCATCAAGCTGAACCGTCATGCTGCCTTCACCAGGATCAACCATGCCTTTTTCATACGATTTTTCTTCAGCATCAAGACATGTGGTATCAATCTTTGACGTAGAATCTTGTCCAAGATCAATCGCGTTATAACAAGTAAAGCGCACAATTGCGCCAGCAACCAAGGCATAGATTTTCGTGCCTTGCGATTTAATACGTGCCATGAGTAGCTACTCCTCAATTTTTTGGCATAAAAAAAGCACCCCGAATAGAGTGCCTGAATGTTTAAGAAATTTAATCTGAATCGTTAAGCCAAACCGCCTCAAAACTCATACTGCGCGAGCCATGCCTCGGCATACCTGTATTTAAAAACCCTGTAATATTGCAATGCGCTTTCAGAGCCTTACGAACAGCCTTATAGACTGCATAAGCTTGGCTTTCATTTTTGCCGTAGCAATTCACTTGAAAATGTAATCGATCAACCGTTGCAGGTTCATCAATATCATTCAGCGGCTCACCGCCTGTTAAAAACCATGTGACATAAGGATATTGGCAATTTTCCGTTGCCATATCCCGAAAAATTCGATCTGCAACCAGATTTGAAACATCATCATCACCACCAAGCACATCAAAAACAGGAATCATAATTTTGCTAACTCCTTATCAATTTCCGCACTAAATAAAGTTGCAAAATCATTGGTGACAGTGGAAATATTGTTTTGTAGAGCTGGGCGCATGAAAGGTTTTGCTGGGCTATGCTGTGTGCCAAATTCTAAAAAGCGCCAATAAAAAGTGTCGCCACCTGGGTTTGTCTTATCACCATCTGTTTTATAAGTTTTCCCAGCCAATTTTTTGCGTACATTGTCTTTAGATTTCACATAATGTCGCGCACCACCGCGTACACCGACCCGCATCTTGACATTATTTCCTGATATTTTTCCCGCTTTGGTTGTAATGTTTTTCCAGATGCGTTCAGAACTATCGACATCATCAAGTTGTTTTGCATTGGCAATTGCGGCCTTACGCACAACAGCAATTGCTTTTCTAGCTGCTCTGGTTGCTGCTCTTTTTGCAGCTTTACCATTTGCAAGTAATTTTAGCTTGGCTTCAACTTCATCAAGACCTTGAATTGTTTGTGTCATGGGCTACTCCCATTCTTTTAAACCTTCGGCTAAATTTAGCGTCATGTATTCACGACGACTACCCGTGTCAAAAGTCGGATCGCCATCAATTCGATAGAGCTTGCCTTCAAATGACACACGATACGTGGTATCAACAGATGCAACCTTTCGGGAATACCGAATAGTTGCCAGAGCTTGCATCGTGCCTTGCGCTGCCCGATCTGCAATGATGTCACGTGTAGAAAGATCATCAACATTGGCCCAGACTGTTGCATAGTTTTCCCAGACTTCACCTGTTTGCATGCCATTTTCATCACGACCATTCGCATTAAGCTTCTGAATCGTGATTATTTGGCAGAGTTGACCTGCTCGCATAAGCTAATCATCCATAAATTTAGTTTCTTTGTCGGGTTCCTGCTCTTGTTCAGTGAGCAAATCAACTAGACTCTGAACCTGATTGATTAATTGACTGTTCTGATCCACGATCGAAATCAGTTGCTGGTTCTGGCTTGCCATGACTTGCATCATTGATGACATCACTTGATTCTGTGCGGTCATCGCTTGCAGCAGTTGGTTGACTGTTTCGGTTGATGAGTCGTTGCCAAGATTGCTTTGCATTGTCGAGTTGCTGTTTGATCCACTCACGTCTTTTCTCACAAGAAATACAGGTCATTTTGTGTATGCCTCATATGCCAATTGCACCGCCAAAACTTTAAAAACGCCATTTTCACGAATGAAAAGACGTTCACCATGGATAAAAATTAAGGTTGGATATTGCGGTGATTGTTTGACCCAGTTAATAAAGTCATCCATACCAACCTCATGGTTTTTTTGGTGGTTGTTTAATCTGACCAGAACCTTTTCGATTATGACAAGGCTGATAACCACCACCAGCCCGCACATTTTTACAAGCCCAACAATCACAAAGCTTAGTTTTAAAGATATTTAAAAACATGACTACATCGCCAAAGGTGTGTAATAAGGATTCAGAAGCGCCAAAACTGGTTCAGGTAAAAAATACCCATTACTTGGCATTTCTTTTTCAATGTTACGGTAATTGTCGTAATACCCGCACAGCAGCAGGATGGCCCGCTGCTGTACTTTATTTTCGGCATCAAACTTGGTTTTGACATGATCTTTTACAGCCTGCTCTGCACTATCGAGCAGCATTTGCAAATCATCAACGTCATAACCATCATCAAATTTTAAGTTGCGGGCAACATCAGTCACTGTTAGAGCCATCATCACCCCCTGTTGATTTACCTGAACTGGATGCAAATGGATCTTCCTTGGCATCACGTTTAGACAATGCATCAAGACTAAAGTTTTGTTGCTGCAAATAAGGCGTCCAACCGCCCGCAACAGGCTTGAGATTAAATCGAATACGCCCTTCATTCGGCGCAATAATGCCACTTTTAACACCATTGCTATAAAATGCCATTTGTGATGTGGAATCCATGCGAATCAATCCATCCAGATCAAAGAACACTTCATAACCCAGTTCTTTTAATCCAAATGATTCATCAAATAGATTTTCAATGGCTTCAATTGGGCTTTGAAGACAATCCCCGTAATAAATCAGTTGCATATCTTCAACTTTCTGACCCTGCGGAATACTACCAATGCCAATTTTCCATGGTTGAACATGAAACACTGAGCAACAAATCTCAGATGCCAACTTGTGCTGCTCTGCAAGTTGTGCATCCGCTGCGGGCATCGACATGGCAACATATTTCATGTCACCACCTAAAATGGCAGTTTTACCTACGTTTCCCGCAGAATAGTTCTGATTCCAAGCATCCCGAATTTTCCCTGCATCTTCATCATTAATTCGCCCAGGCGCAGTTAAAATCCCGCTGGGGCGACTCATGTTCTCAAAGAAGTTTGCTCCGTATTTTTGGATCGCAATACCACCCGCAGCAGCCAGAACACACGCTGCAATCGGGCTAATGCCCACTAATGGGTGATATAGGCAATTCCATCGGTCATGAATGATTTCCGACGCAGGCAAAATCACAGATTGATTTTGCATTGCAAGTTGATCGGAATTAATCTGGTAAAAAACCTCACTTGCATCACTAATCAATGGTGTTACAAGATCAGGATTCAGCACGATAAGTTGTTGAATATTTCCAAATGCATCACGCAGTTTTAAAACATATGTATTGCCACGACTGAGCTTTGAAATCATCCAATACTCAATGAATTGCTGCATAGTTTGAAAGCGATTGGGTTTTTGCAGGAATTTAAAGCGGTCATCTTTCACCGTGACCCAGATATCATCCTGCTTTTTCTTTAAATCCAGCCGCAATTTGCCAATGTCTTTTGAAATAAGCGAAATACATGAAAAAACGGGATGAAATGTGAGCAAATCTTCGCGTTTAAGTTCCATGTTTCGCTGCCAAGCACCTGTAAATGGCTCATGTATTAGTGAATGCCATCCACCACCGCGCACAGGTGACATGGACTTTTTGCGAAAAATATTGCTCATAAAGCCCATTTATTCACCTTTTTTGTGCAGATTTTTTCCCGTTTTGAGCCTTTGGTGCAGGCGGTTCAGGTTGTTTTTCAGGGTTAATGATTGAATTTTCTGGCACAAGATCACCAAAATCCGAAACAACAGGTGTGCCATTTAAGTTTAGGAGCAAGACTGGCGGGTTAAGCAATGCGACTGACATAAGTTCAATAGTTTCATCATTATGAACGACAGCAGCAAATCCAAGCTGTACTAAAACATTGCCTTCAATTTCAGCAACATTGGCAATATCACCTGTTTTACCCAATGGCGCATCTTTTAGATATTTGATTTTCATAAATTATCCTCAAAACTAAGCCCTGAAAATCTCAGGGCTTCGCAAAACAATCTATGAATTAGTCGTAATCAATCCATGCCGCAGCAACTGGACGACGCTTCGCCCACGTGATGAATTTTTCTACACGTACAGCAAACTTATTTTCTTGCCACAAGTTATGAGTAACAGACCCATCTACAAGAGTAGCTTGATCACTGTAAGAAATGTCTACACCACCATCCTGAGCAACCAGAATTTCAGACATTTTGACCAAAATAATCTTGTTCCCGACAGACTCTGATGTAATCACGGGTACGCCCAGAATTGTACGATCACCGCGCAATGTCATACCATTGAAGTAGGTATTGCCCAACGCATCACGCAATAAGCTGATTTTTGCTGCACGTGTTTCCGACATTAAAAAATAAGCCCCATCCAGACTTAAATTATTTTGTACAAACACATTAATTAAGCTAAGTAAGACAGCTTCAATCTGAGCAGGCGTTTCGCCCGTTGGCGTAATTGCGGTTACACCATTTAGAATACCAACAGGTGTTGTAGCACTGGCAGCTTGTGCGCCAATAAACGTGGTATCAATTAAACGAGCAGAAGCTGCAATCAAGTCATCACGCACCAAAGCATCAACAGCAGGATCAGAACGTCGCACCAATTCTTGCGTATAAACCGTAATTGCTGCAAGCTTGTGTTCCTTAATTTCAACTTCGCCGAATGTTGGATTGGTTAACGGTTTAGCCGCACCTTCACCCACCCAAGCAGCAGTACCGCCTGTCAGTTGACTTGGAATTTTGCTATTAAATGGGACAGGACGATAACCTTTTAATTTATCGAAAATCGTTGCAGCTTGAAGCAATTCAATAAATTCACCAACCAGACGATTTTCAGTCACCAAAGTTGCAGCAAAACCAGCATTGGTTGTGGTTCCAAGAGTTGCTTTTTCAATAAGCTGCTGTACTTCATCATTAAAGCCCATAGCTTTTGCAATATCCAAAGGGGTAACGTAATTACCCTCTTTTGCAGAAAGTTGGGCGCATAATTTGGCACGAGCATATTGAGCAAAACCAATACCTTTTGGCAGGTTCGATTTTACTTCAACATTGGTTTTAGTTTTACCCTCAGCAGTATCTTTAGCCTGTTGCGCATTTTGCCCCTGAACTGGGGTAGTGTTATTTTCCCAATCCGCTTGCGATTTGAGAATATTTTCAAGACGTTTCAAGTTGAGATTCAGATTTTCCAGATCAGTTTCATAACCCTTGATCGTGGCTTCGTCGTCACCTTCAGGTGTTTTACCATCTTTCAGGCATTTTTCCATAACACCAGAAATTTTCTTTTCGGTATCTTTTATCGTTTCTTTGATCTTAGCGATCTGTTCTTGCAAAGTCATACGAGTTTTACTCCAGTAGATTTAGGTGTATCAAACAGCTTTACCCCACCCACTTTGGGTACTGGAGCTGCTGGTGTGGTTGAAACAGGTGGTTTGCATGGCAAGGATTGTTCCTTGTCATTGCTAGGATTTGGTTTTTTTTCAGGATGACAAAGCGATTTAATGCCAGTGATCGTGGCCTCTTGATTTGCAGGAATGGTGACTGCTGAAAGCTCATACCAATCCCATTTGATGAACTTGTAACCCCAAGTCCCTTGAATATCAGCAACTTCAAGACCACGAAAGCCAATCGAAAGACCACGAACTAGACCAGTTTTGATACTGTCCCATGCCTTCAAGAGGCGTTGCTTTAATTCCTCAGATTCGACCTGATCAGGTTTGATCAATTGAACTTTGACTTGAATACCCACATCAGTCACGACCGCATCAATGACATGGCCAATAGGTTGCTGTTTGTCGTGCTGCCATAAAAAAGGCACAGGTAAAGTGAACTGTGCGCCTTTAGGCTCAACCACATCATCAACCCGATCAGGTGTTGGCGTAGTTGCAATCCCTTCAAGTATCCATTGATCTTCATCAACAGCCTTGATTTCGAGCAGGCTATAGGCTTGCTTCATAAATAATCTCCATAAAAAAACCGCCTATCAGGCGGTCATAAGGATTTTTTGAAATTTTCTAAATATGGGATATATAAGCAGTAAAATTAAATACCAACTTATCGAAACAAAAATAAAATTATTTTTTGCAAACTGTGCATCAACTAAAAATAATGTTAAAAGAATAAAAATATATAGATAAGTAAAAACATAAACATAAAGTCCGAAATTTTTCATCGTTGATAAAAGCTACCTATTAAACTTATTCAATATTAAAACATAGTACAGCTATTAAAATAATCGATATTCACGCTTCCAATCTGGCCAAGAATTAACAACTTCCTCAGCTTGATCTAAGTAATCCATCAATCCAGAAGTCCGCTTGGCTAAAGCCTTGGGTTTATATTCGGGTGGCGCATGATCAGACCGCATTTTTAAATCTTGCAAATTTTCACAAGCCAAAAAAAATCGCTCATCAATGTGAGCGATTTCCTGATCTGTTTTGCCTTTTGTAGTGCAGGCCCCTAAATGGTTTTGAATATGCCAAGCATCCTGCATGCCCTGCGAATTTTGGTTCATCATACAAAATATACTCCAAAGCTTTGAGCCGCAGGTTCAGGATTTAAACTCATCAAAGCGGTGGCATTCAATGTTGCAATAAACGGGTCAATCTTGGCTTTACCACTTTCCTGTTTTGTCACCAACAAATTATTGCCCTGAACTTTACAGCGCACATTCCCTACCACCCAATTCATCATCGGCTGTGCTGCATGAAAATATTTACCTTCAGCGATTTTGCGCTCAAGCGTGATCGTCGGAGCAGATAACTTCCAACCTTGTTGAATCCCAATTAACAAATCAAAAGGAATACCACATTCAAGTAAGCCATCCTGTAAAGACGGCATGCCTTCTTTATCCAAGCCAACAGCAAATTTTTCAGGAAATTTTCCAGCGTCATAAAGTTTCTTGATGATCATACCCGCCTGTTGCACATCATCACCAATTTTGTCTACGATCACCAAATCACCTTGACTCGCAAAATCACGTAATGCAGGTGCAATTTCCTTGCGACGCTCTAAAGCAATCGGATGTACCCAAGCACGATTCCAACCGTACCAAACCGTAGGATCATTTTTATCTCGTCCAATAGCCGCCATACCGAATAAATCATCCAGACCACCGCCATCCAGACCAACAACAATCACATCAGAAAGATCAATCAACTTTTCAATATTGATACGATCTTTGTATTCGGCCATTTGCCAGAAATCTGCACCCGCCCAACGATTGGCCCTGAGCATCATACCAATTTCGACATTCAAATGCTTAGCTAGAAAATCTCGCTTTTCAGTTTCACCCGCATCAACCGCTTTATCAAACTCGGTGACTAGATAATCCAGATCAACCGAAGCCCCCAGATTTGGATTGGTGATATAAAAATTTTCAGGTAGCAGATGCAGGTCATTATCAAGATATTCTTGTGGAAACTCATACAACAACGGCAAAAATGTCGGATCAATCTTCTTGCCATCACGCACATCACGCGCATAATCCAGCAATTGCTTAAATACGCCTTGCGGTGTTTCGTCTGACATTGTAGAAAGATAAATTACACAACCTTCTGGACGACTGACCAAGCCCCCCTTAGCTTCACGGAACATAGATGCCGCTTTAGGTCTTTTACCAAAAATCCAGACCTCATCAAATAAAATCCAAGAGGCTTTTTTACCCGCCGATGCATCACTATCTGCTGCAACGACTTTCAAAACTGCATGAGTGCCTAAATGTGTGACTGTTTTGGTATGCTCGGACACATTCATCATGCTGCGCAATTCATCATCTTCACGAATGAAGTCACGGATCGGATTAAATGAGTTATCAGCGACTTCTTTTGTTGGCGCAATGATGATCAATTCAGCAGAATTACGCGAATTCAATAACAAAGCCGTCAACATGATGCCCGCTGCGATGGTTGACTTGGTATTTTTCTTTGAGATCAGCAGAAAAAATTCACGAATCAAACGCTTTTTCAGGTCGGGATCATATGCTCCAAAAATTACCCGAACAAACCCAAGCACCCAATCTAATGTGACATCGCCCATTTTAGGACTACCCATCACATCAACCAGAATCAGTTCTTTAAAAATCCGTTCTGCAATATCAGCAACATGCGGAAACAAAGGCTCACATGGCAATAAACTACGTTTTTCGACAATGCGTAACGCCCAGTCTGGGCAGGCAGTTGTCCAGATGGGAGGCATTGCGGTCATTTAACTTCTCAACTGATTATCCAATGTTGCAAACTTCCCACCCTTCGTAGATTGTTTTGCGTCATTTTCCTTTTGTTCTTTTTTTCCCGTTTCAGCGACCTTGCCATGCTCATACGGCAAAGCAGCTTTTGCGGCTTCAATCCGTGTTTTACGATCTATACGCGGATTTTTATAAACATATTGCAAATACTCCAGAGAATTTGTTACATTCTCCATGTCTTTGATTTCAGCAGAAATTGCGGCTTCACCCAAAGGCATAAGGTCAATTCCCCCACCCCCTTGTTTTTGAAGCGCAGCCAGATAGGTAATAACCTCGGGATTTGCCGCTAATTGACTGCCGCGACTCACCGCCGACCCCTCAGAATAGCCAGCCAGAACAGCAGCTTCTTTGTTTGACTTGCCCTGCATTTTGGCTAGGGCAAATGCCTTCATCTTTGCAGTTAAAGCCATTTTTTACCTCATATCATCAAAACGATATAAAAATAATTGTATTTACCTGTTTTTCAAAAATATTTATTTATTTTTACATCAAACAGGAATTTTTTTTGTACGTGAGAGGAGGGGGCGGTGTCCGCTGGCCATGAGGGATTTATTTTTTGATACCCCCCGTGGGTCTATAAACGCACCAATTTTGTGCAAAGCTTGAAAACTTCGAGCATTCATAAATTTAAATTTCATAATCAAGATGTTCCACGGTCAATGCGTTGTAAGCCAAGATGTTCTAATTGTTCCACGGTAAGTTGTTCAATCTTGAATCGATCATCGAGCAGGAATGCAGTTTTGCCTACATCCTTAAACGCCTCAACAATTCGCTCAGCCGTTGATCTCGCTTCCTCCACACTTGAAAAACTTGAGAAATCACCACGAACTACGACCAAAGCAGTATCAGAATGAATCTGCTCAGTGAGCAATTTTAAATTTTTCATCGACCGAGACCTCGTTTGCTTTCTTCAAGTGTCTTGATGTCGTGGCATGGCTTGCATAGTGATTGCAAGTTACTCAAGTCATCCGCTCCACCTTCAGCCTTGTTTATGATGTGATCACATTCAAGCTGCATCGTAACAACACCGCAATGCTTGCATGTCCACTCATCGCGCTCATGAACTTGTTGCTTGATCCGTCGCCATGCTCGACCACCACGACCTTGACCATAGTTTTCTTTTTCATTCAGTGTTGGCGTGTTGTTTTTCAGCGATGGTAAGCCTGTTGTTTTAAGTCTAGGTAATCGCATATCACTTCACCATGTAGAGCTTTACATCTTGAGTAATCGGCGCTGGAACCTTTGTAATCACAACACCAATCAAACGACTATGACAATTGACACATAACCCTTGCCAGTTGCGTACATTCCAGAACAAGACTGGATTATCTTTTGGGTCCTTGATATGAGCTACACGTTCGGCTGGAACTAGATAACCACGCTTATCACAATCGTCACAGTATTGATTTTCTGCCAAATACTCTCGACATGCTTTATCCCATACCAGATCACGTTCTGTTTTTGCTGGTCTGGACTTAATCTCATCACGACGTGTCAGATGTGATTCGTGTGCTTTACGATCCTGCTGACGCTTTTCCCATATGTCTGCCATGTGCAATTACTCATAAAAAAACCGCCTGTCACCTCCAAAGGGAACAAGCGGTCATCGACTATCGATAAAAGGATGTTTGTTAAATACAGTTATCCATTGTGGGAAAAAGTAATCTAAAATTGGCTCACCTGTCAAGTAACTTTTAAAAAATTAAATCACCTTTTTAGTATTTTTTATTCATTTGGTAATCTAGTTTAGACTCAATAATATCTATTTCATCACTCAATTCTTCTTTAAATCTTGTAATCAAGCCTCCCAACCTACGCTGAATCTGCATCCGACTAACACCTCCAATAACTGCACGATTTCTTTCCGATGGCTTGTAATTCGCAGGCACAGCACATAATTCCACCAACGCAATAAACATCGCAATTGCATGATCTGGATGTGCATCAGCTCTTTTTCCCTGAATAAATTCTGAATGCAGAAATAACGCTGCTGATTTTAATTGTTCTGAATTGTTTTGGTTAAGCGCATAACACTGGAGTAATTTGTTTTGAACTGGTGTCAATCGTGCATAACTTAGCGCCAAACAAGCGTCAGCCGTTGTAAACAAAGGGATACCACCTAATGGCATAGCTTCAAGATTGACTGATTTTGGGTTTAAAAATCTAAGTAATTTTTCCATATCATCCACCTACTACCGAAATGTGTACCATGTGTACAATCTGTTTATGATTTTTAGAAAAGGTAAACACTGGAAAGCCTTTATATATATAGCTTTCACTTAAATGTGTACCATGTGTACCATTTATATAAAGTTCTCTTACGTGAGAATGCTTTTTTAGTGAAGGCTTAAGTAATCTTTTAAAGGTTGTTGAAACAATACTGATATTGCTTTTACGTATACGCGCGTGCACGCAAATGGTACACATGGTACACATAGACTTAAAAGCATTGATATATAAGGCTTGCAGACGTGTACCATTGATTAAGATGGTACACATAAAGGTACACATGGTACACATAAAGCCATGATTTTTATGATTATAGTGGCATAGGAACATTATCACCACCATCAAACGCTTTGTCAAATTTATCTATTTGCTCGCCCAGCCAATCTTGTAAAGGAACATCTTCTGGTACTTGACCAATAATAATTACTTTTGTTTGACCCCTTCCCCCTTTTGGCTTCCGCCAATGCTTTTGATCTGGAGTAGACATGATTCCATATTTCTTAGCTTCTCCCATAAATCTTTTTTGACTAACAATATGTTCATTTGTTCGCTTAGACCATTTCTGGTAAGCATCATAAAGCTGCATTGATGTACAACTCACATAAGGAAAGTCCGTTTCTCCAGCTATCCACTGTGTTACAAACGTGTCATAACCAGCTTTTGTATACTCAATAATATCGCGTTTAGCTTCAGTCATTGGTGGCTTGGTATGAGCATCAAAACCAGTTAAATCGACTTGTAGCAAAGCTGTATAAAACGCTTGAATCACTTCTTTTGAATCAAGATCACGTGCTACTCTCTCCAATAATTCGGGTGGTAAAGTTGATTTTGGGTACAAGACTAAAAAACGACGGTCATTTTCTTCAATCGGCAATGGTTGAGTATGATTTGATAAAAATACACAATTCATATGATTCGCTTGGCGCATTGAAGCCAAGAATTTTTGATGAATTGATAGCGTGCTACCAGTAATCAAATGCTTAATAAAGCCCATCATACCGTGCTTGGTTTTATTGTTTGATATTTCTTCAAACAGTAAATACAACACCTGTTCAGCCCAATCATTGTATTGACTCTCTAAATCGCGTTGATCTAAGGTTTTATGATAAATGGTGTAAATTTTCTCCATGACAGCGCCAAAAAATAATGATTTACCAGCTCCATGAATATTTCCGTGCATTAAAACAGAAGTTGCCATTTTTGCCCCTTTGTTTTGTAAAGGGTATGCCAACCATCTTATCAACCATCCAAAAGCAGCTTTTTCTTCACCACATAGATGACGTAGTAAATCCATGAAACTTTTGGATTTATCATGTGCAACCTTTAGCGGTAATAATTGATCTGCCAAGTCTGGATCAACTAAAGCTGTAACTTCTAAGCCAGTAAAAATATTAATTTGATGCTCTTTGGTTGAATTGGTCGGATCAAAAACTAAATCAACATGACGAATCATTCGACGATGAGGCGATTTGGCCCAAATCTCATATTGATTTGGATACGCCTCTTTAATCGCAATATTTTTAATACGCTCTCGATTAATGGTATCCCATGATTCCAACGTACCTTCAAGATGAACAAATCGACCAAGCAGATCAGTAGCATCACTGGCATTTTGATCATCAATTTGTTTTTTCAAGGCATCAGCATCAATCATTCTTCTTTTGGGATGGGCTTGCCAGCGATTGGCAACCGATTTACCAACCATTTTCGTAAAAGCTAAAGACTTGATAGTCTTTTTCTTGTAGTCATCCCAAATTTCTGTTTTACCTTCAACCAACATGAATCGTGCTAAACATTTATCTAAAGAGAATTCTGGACGCTCAAATTCAATAATCTCCCCTTCCCCCTTTGGCTCAGGCTCACCATCTTTATTTGGGGTATTCATTGGCGGGGCATAATCCAGTTGAAAATCATCATCGGAATTGCCGATTTTTGTTTCATTTTCCGACATTTGCCCTAAATTCTGGTCGGCTAAATTTAAGGGGTGCGGGGAAACAGCAAGAGCAAAATCAGATGAGGCAATGGCCGTTTCGATCTGCCGACGCACTTCATCTAAACCCGCGATGACATGCAAATCGTTGAAATCAGATGCTGGTTTAGATGTTGCTGGTGGCTGCTCGTTGTTGTCTTCGAGATTCATATAGTCTCCACCGTTTCAAATTTGGGTAATACAATAATGCCGCCAGTGGCAGCCACAGCTTTATTCGACGCTTTTAAGCCTGCATCTGGAGGCTCAGAATGACTATCATCATCTGTGCAATAAACAAGCTGTAAATCTGGGTACTTGGTTCGAATCGCAATACCGACCTTGTCAGTATTTCCTGATTGAAATGAAAGGATTGTGGTTCTGCCTGTTGCTTCGTAAATACTTGCGCCAGTAGCATAGCCTTCTGCCATACACACGATTTGATTTGGCTGCGTAATTTCACCAATAATGTAGAAGCACTCATTGAGTCGAGCGCCTTTCAAATATGGCTTAAAACCATCGGCATGAATCTCTTGGATATTCCAAAGTTTTCCGTCAATATCAAACAATGGAACTAACAGATTCCCTTTACCATTGATTTTACAGCCGTAATTTTTAACTTGTTTACGTTCTAAATACGGGCAATCACGATCAAATGATTTTGCTTTCCAAGTTCGATCTGCACGTTTTGCCGCTGCTTCTTGTGCTTTACGTTCATCAGCTTCGGCTTGTAAGCGCATTTTTTCTTCACGATCACGCCATTTTTTGCGATCTGCATCAGTCACTGTGCTATCTGCTGATAAGCCAATAACAGCACCAACCTCTTTTAAAACCTCGCCATGCGTCATGCCCCGAGCTTTAACAATCAGCTCAAAGCCATCACCCGCACCGCATTGATTGCAGATAAATGTGCCTTTGCCTTGTTTGTCGTCACAACGAAATCGATCTGTACCACCACAAATCGGACACGGTCCATGCTTGTTTTTTTGCGCTGGCACTGTGATTGCAAATGCTGGAAATATTAAATCTTTCCATCGGCCTAAAGCGGCATCACGTACTTGTGGGAATGTTAGAGCCATTATTAATTACCCCACTGTGAAGCCATAGCATCAGCTATACCTGGATAAGTCCGACTACGCTCTTTCCAGCGATCAGAACTCGGTGGCAAGAAATGTAGGCGCTCACGTTGGTTTTTGGGTAGCAACAGCATTTCATCTTTAACATTATTAGTTGGTTTTAGCGGATCAAGATTGCATAACCAAAGGCACGTCGCCTTTTGCTCCATGTGCCCAAACATATAAGGTTGAATGACCTGAGTTTGTTTAACGCCACCAATTAAAGTTTTGGCGTATCTATGCATGATCGGGTTTTCAATTGCACGTTTTGGTATATGTGTTGCATTAAGCAATTCTTTGAAGAACGCAGCGGCATCGAAAAGTTTTGGCCAGCGCTTAGGATCTGTATGCAGATGACAAACACCGGCATTTGTTAGATAAGTGCATTCTGGATGAGCAATCATCATGTCCCAGTCATGATGCAGTACATCACGGACATCACCCTGATAGTGCTTGCCTGGTTGCTCACTTGGTAGAAAGTCACAACTCATAACATCGTGACCAAACTTTGCAAATGCCTCTCTTACAACACCAGAGTATTCACATGCGATGAGTATTTTCACATATCACCCCCTGCATGATGCAATTCAGCCATCGCCAACAATGTCGCAGCAATACGAATCAAGTCATATGCCTCTTTACGAATCACCGCCAATTCATCATCAGTAATGACCTTGTCTTCAATTGCAGCCACGATCGATTGCACCAGATCACCATTTTCATGCGCTAATTTGCCGACTTTCAAAATAAAATCAGCACTGGATAGCACTTCAACCCGCGGCAGTTCAAACCAAGCGGCATTCCCGTGAATCGCGCAAATGCTGTCCATGATTCGAGCATCTTTTGTTTCACTTAAAACGGCTTCAAGATGATAAATATTGGCTTTATGCGTTGGAGTCGTTGGGCTTAATGAACTACGAAATGTATTGATATTGAATGCATTTTTTTCCGCAATATATGCCATAAGGCTATCGTCATTATGACGATATACAGCCGCCTTTAATGCCATTTCAAGTGACATAACTGTGCGCTCAGCACGCTCTTTACTTGTCAAATTCATGTTAAAAATCTCCTAATTCATTCATTTTTTTAATTGTTTTATGGAGTTACGCTACTTCTAAGTTATAGAACCAGCGGACAATATCTTCATATGAAAATGAACCATCAGAATTATCAGCGAGCGCTTGCATCAGCTCTGGACGCGGTATTTTGTAGCGGTGACGCAGATGACTACGCAAATACGAAGTCGAAGTACCACACTTTTGAGCGTAAGAATCCAAACGTGTAGTTCCATTCTCACGGTCGCCACGTTCCAAAGCAGTGATGTAAGCTGCAAAATCAAATTTTGACGCAATTGCCAAAGTCATTTTAAGTTACCTTTTCGGTGATTATTTTTATAAGTTACCTTTTTGGTAACTATAAATCAACTTAAAAAGTTACTTATTAAGAAATTTAATCAACTTTTTTGGCATTTGTATTTTTTTTTAAAAATGCGACTATCAGCCGCAACCCACACCTTGGCAAGATTAAGATGGCTACGATTAACGAAATCAGACGCATTAATGTGTTGAAAGTCTTAAAAGAATTAAAAGACATTTACGGATTAGAGCGTAAAGATTATGCTGACCTTGCAAATATCAACTACAACCTGCTAAACCAGTATTTATCTGAGAAACCTCATAAGAATATTGGATCAAAAACAGCATCTACTTTAACCACTCCACTTGGCGTTGAGCCAGAATGGCTAGACCAAATTCGAAATGAACTTGAAATTAAACTTGTCTTGAGTCGAAAATTCGCCACGACAAAACCTGACGTTTCAAACCCAAATCTGCGAGTAGAATCCCCGCTTGCTACTTACAAAGTGGATGCAGGCTCCTTTAAACTACTGCCTATAATGAAAACAATCTATCTATTCAGAGGAAAGGCGGTGGAGATCGTAGAAAATGATTTAGTGAAGTTTGGTATTGAAATTCCATCGAGCATGATTGACCCGATTGCATTTGAAATCGCAGGCAGCGGGCATTTAAGACCATATCGCAATGGATATGTAATACTAGCAGATGCAGGTATTGAGCCTATTTTAAGTGAAGATATTTTAATCAAGACGGTTGATAATAAATATTTTATCGGTGAGTACACTTACGAACGTGAATCTGAAATTGAGATTCGATCAATTGATGATTTTCCAGAAGTAATTCAAAAAGCAGATATTGAAAAAATTTATGCAATTGTTGCTTATTACACTTCTAGAAAAAAATTACCAATCTCACCTTAATAGTATTTTTTGTAAATAAACCACGCGCAATGCGTGGTTTTTTATGGTTTTTACATTTTTTTTGCGAATAAATTAAGTAATTTATTTTATTTAAAATCACCTTTTAGGTATTGACAAGTGATTTAGGTAACTTATAACCTATCAACACAAATCACCTAAAAGGTAACTTTTATGAAAAAACATGACCCTCAATTAGACCATTTCGACAACATTGTCGTAAATCGTTTATTCGCTCCAGATTTTGCACAACCAGCACATGAACCGACTGATTTCTATCGCGAGAAAGCCATTGATCAAATTCAATGTGCTATTTCAAACATTGCTCAGGCTCATTCACAAACTGATTTAATCGTAGCCATTGCACAAGCAAATGCTTTTATTGACTCTGCTTATCATCTTGAAATTATTAATTTATTAGAAAAGATTGACTGGGTGGGAAAAGTTGCTGATGCACATACTGATGCAGTATTGGAGGCGTAATCATGAAAGCATTTATCAACTGCAAACACACAAAAGAATCTGCATTAATTTTGGCACAGCAACACTACGAGCATGACCAGTTTATTCAAGGGACATACGGTGATGCTGAAGAATACGGAACAACCGAATTTAAGGGCTGTTCAGTGGGTTGCATGGCAAATGGATTGCACGGCAACTACCCTAATTTATTTGGAATATTTCCTCAAATAGCTTATTTGTCAGATGCCATTTTTGAAGGGCTGAATGTTGCTGAATCAAAAGCATGGACAATACAACTATTTAACTCAATCAAAGAAGGTTCTAACACCCAAGTCATTTTCCATCACTTTATGCACTGGTTGCTTGTAGATGAGGGGTGTGGGGTAATTCGATTTAATGATTGTGATGAAATTCGTGAAGTAGCAAAACTGCATCTTAAAGCAACCACAGAAACAGTTACTCAAGAAGAATGGGATGCGGCTAGGGCTGCGGCTTGGGATGCGGCTTGGGATGCGGCTAGGGCTGCGGCTAGGGCTGCGGCTTGGGCTGCGGCTTGGGATGCGGCTTGGGATGCGGCTTGGGCTGCGGCTTGGGATGCGGCTTGGGCTGCGGCTTGGGATGCGGCTTGGGAAAAACACCATCAACTTATGAGAGATAAGCTTATTGAGCTGTTTTCAAGTGAAGTGCTGGAGGCTCGATGATGCAAAAACTCCTTTATTTATCAATAATTAGCTTGCTTTTATTTGCTTATATTTTAGTCGTATTTGTGGAGAAATCATCATGATCAATGTCTCTCTCAATGTTGCACGCTCTCGAGAACTGGCCGACCAGATTAATGCATTTCTCGCAGCAGGCGGTGAAATAACAGAACTGGCCCATGGAGCCACAGGTATTAAAGAGCCAGACCCGACAAAACCACGCAAAGCACAAGATACAATGCGTTCGATTATGAGCCGTAGCGTATATGCTGAACGTGCAAATCGTAAATTAAAAACTGAAGCACCCAAAAAAGAAAATGAATATGTCCGTCGCGTCAATTTTAATCGACAAGAACGTATTCGCGCAGAATGCGAAGGGCGCGTTGTCTTCACAGGTGACTGTAAACACCACGGCTTAACTCAATTTCGCTCACAACGCGGCGATCGACATTATTGCTGTGAATGCAAGCGTGTACTAACCATCAAAAAAGATTTGAAACGCAAGCAAGCACGGGAAATTGCACGCAAAAATGCGGAGATATCAGCATGAACAGAATGATGATTGATTTTGAAACATTAGATGTTGCCGAAATGCCTGTCATTTTAAGTGTTGGAGTTGTTATTTTTAATGAAAATGGCTTGTGGGAGTGTTATAGCGAAAAAGTAGATCAACAATCTTGTATCGACATCGGCTGCACTATTTCAGCAGATACAGAAAAATGGTGGACCGAACAAACCGAATCGGCACGTAATGCCGCGTTTGGCGGAACTACACCAATTAAAATTGTGATGGAAATTCTGATTGAGAGATACAAAGAATTCGATTGTGCAGAAATCTGGAGTCGCGGCTCTTTAGCCGACATACGCTGGACGAATAATATTTTAGATAAGCTTGGTATAGAAAAGCCATGGAAATTTTGGCAAGAAATGTGTTTTAGGGCTTACTTAAAATATGCGCCAATTGTCGAATTTAAACGCACAGGTGAAGCGCATAACGCTTTAGATGATGCAATGTATCAAGCAAAGCTTTGGATAGCCGCAAATAAGCAGAATGACGTAAGAAATGAAATTTATTTGCAAAATCTTAAATATCCTAAAATCTCTGGAGAAGCCGATGAAAGCAATTGAACTTCTTCAAAAAACTGAATTTAATGAAAAAATTGAATCAGCATTAAGTGGACATATTATGTCTGTTTATATTAAAGCAAACTTAAATCCGCCAGTCCCGTACTGGCGTGACAACAGGTTTGTTTATGCTGATGCTGCGCCAGATAAATACGCAAAACATTTGCGTGAAGGCATGAAATTGTTGGCTGAAGCTTTAGACCAGCATAATGAGAAAGGAGCAGAAAATGAGTAAATACATTACATCTGCTGAAATTTGTGAACGCTTTCGCATCACAAAGCAAACGCTGAATCGTTGGGAAAAACAGACACAATGGGGCCTGCCATTTCCTGCACCTGCACTACCCTCAAACGGTGGATGCATGAAACAATACTTACTCAAAGAAGTGAATCGTTGGGAAAGATTGTGTACCGACAAGTTTAAAACGGCTGTTTAGTCAGCCGTTAATTTTTAAGGTTTCTAATTTCTCAATCCATTTATTATAAATTTCAGCCTGCTCTCTTAAATACTCATATAAATCATAAGTCGACTGATTGTTTGGCAAAACATGCCCGATCATCAATTCATGCAAATCACGATCTTTTGAAATTTTACTAAAATTGGTACGCGCAGTACGTCGCAAGTCATGTAGTGACCAATGCTTCATTTCTGTTTTTTTAAATCTTTTTACCCAGCCAAGCACGCTACTTGGCAATGCAGCCGCTGAAGACTCAGTCATATTCTCTATTGCGCTTCCTGAAACAAAAGCATACTCACCTTTATTTAACTCAAAAAGCTCTTTTATCAAAACTTCAGTTGCAGCAACGATGGGCCTCAAGATCGGCTCATTCGAATGATGTCCTGTTTTATGATTATCAGCAGGCACAGTCCATATTTTATTAATAAAATCGAAATCTGTTTTTTTTGCGATTCTCAGCTCACCATTTCGACACCCATAAATTAAACAAAGCTGCATAAATATCTTATTTTTCTCTTTAATTCTTGAGTATTTCATGCACTCATAAAAAATTTTAATTTCATCATCAGACAAGACACGTTTTCCGACATTTCGAGTAATACCCAAGTCTTCTCTTGGATTAATATCAGAAAGTACATTCGTTTTAATATATTTTCGCTTTGCTGCCCATTTTAACATTTGCTTAATATTTGCCAGCAAGTTTTTAGCAACACCAGGACGTTGTTTAGCATGAACATCAAAAAAATCAAGCCATGCAGATGTATCTAAACGATCCGCAGGCAGCTTTCCAATATTTTCTTTGACATGTCTGTTATACATACCAAGCACTTGATCATGTCGCTTTTTATTAGTGAGACAATAAGACTCATACCATCTATCAAATATATCATTTACAGAAATAGGCTTTGTATGAACTTCACGCTCAAGCATCACCTCAATTTTTGGATTTTTCCCCTGATCCAACATAGCTCGCAGACGCTCAGATTCAATTCGGGCATCTTTTAAACTAATAAACGGATATGTACCAATGTCATGACGCACTGGCTTTCCAGCGAAGCGGTATCGAAGTTGAAAGACAATTTTTCCTTTTGCTGATACTCTTACACTCATTGAATCGCGGTCAGCAACTTCTTCAACTTTTTCACGTACTTTACCGTTATTTGCTTTAAGCCACGCTTCAGTCAGTGCCAT